ATTAGTGAATAACCAGATATAAATCTTGCCATTCATGCGTGTGTCTACTTGTGCTGTACCTAGACCGCTATTGTTAGTGATCAGTCCTGTGACTACACCATTAGTACCAAATTGTACTTGCTTGCCATCGTAATAAACACCATTAGCAAGATCATAACTGTAACTTCCTGTATCTGTCTTTTCTGCAAATGCTAACACATACCACATGTATTTTTGATCTTGACTAATCTTAGCATCTATGATAGGACCGCTAGTCCATGCTTGACCATATATCACAGGTAGTTTGTTATCTGTAGCAGGAGGTAATTGCACACGACCACCACCATCACCACCCGCAGGTGCGTCTGCGCCACGCTTTGCTAATAATTTGCTAGCACCTATGCTGATCGCCGCGCCAAGTAATGCTTTACCTATGAATGCTCCTGCGCCAGGAATGAACACGGCAGCGGCTACGGCAGCGACTACGCCTAATACTTTCTTAAATACTTTACCTAGTTTCTTGAAAAAACTCATGTCAGTCTCTTTGTGTTCCTCTTGGGCCTACTTTACCACCTGCTCCACCTGCCGATGCGCCATTACCTGCGCTAGGTATCGTTGTTCTAGTCTTAGGATCGACACCGAAATCGAATGTGAATCCTGCTAGACTTGTGACATTGTTCATGCTACTATCTGTGCTATCAAAGAACTGCCAACTCTTTTTATTGGTCTTGCGTCCTGCTATGCGATTTTCTAACACGCTTTTATAACTGCTACAATCTATAGTAATCGTATAATTATCTAAACGGTCCTCACGCTCTTCGCTTATACCATAATTAGTGACGATACCTGTGAATCGTAACACAGCATTGCTCAACACCATATTGTTGTTATAAAAACCACGAAATATCTTGACTAGGCTACCGCGTATCTGACCCTGGCTTTCTAATATCTCATAGATGTTGTTACCACTAACACCGCTGATCGATATGCTCGTATCTGCTGAACTTACACGGATGCTACGCTGTTGCACACCAACATTTAACAAACCACCTAATGGTGTATAGACATTTCCACCTATAGTCTCGTTAGTATATGCTGAACTGAAACTTAGATATTCAATCTCATCTGCTGTGCCTGATGTGTTTGCAACATTCGCATTGGCAGTAAAGATAGTACCGCTGACATTACTTGTAGCACCTAATGTAGTCCATGCAGTATTACCAGTAGTCTTGATGATATATTCTTGACCTACAGTAAGATTACCTGCATCTGTAGGCAAATAATTGTTATAGATAACCAATTGCACAAACTCCGCGCTTGTGACATTGGCTTTATTGTTAGCGACTGCTGGTATGCTTGTACTCATGCTGTACCTACGAATTCGTAAAGTTGGAAGTCATTGCTAAATTCTATCAATGCATTATTGACTACAGTGCCATTTGCTCTTGTATATGCGCCAGGCACTAGTGTATATGTAGGCATGTTAGGACAAAACATGTTCCATTCACATGCATTGCCTACTGTGATGCCTAGACCTATGACATTGACTGTCAATATGTTTGGTCTGTTTGTCGTTACTGTGACTGTGCTACCAAGACCTCTTGTGATCCTTGTAGTGCTAGTGAATGGATAAGGATAATTACCTAACTGTATAACATCGTTAGGTTCTACCATTACAGTGCCGCTACTTACTATAGGTAGATTAGTTAATACTAATTGATTTCCTACGAAACTTTGTACTGTGATCTGATTGCGTTGTGTCAAACTTAATTGTCCCTGATACTTGAATATCCAACTTAGACATGCATTGTCGCTAAATGTTATGATCTCAGGACTGACGACATCCATTGTATCTAATGCTTCTAATAAATCACGATTTGTATAGTAACTCAAACTAGCAGGCATCTTTAATGTAAAACGCCATGGATTTTTAGTTGGTGTGAGGCTGACTCTTGGTATCTCGTTTCTTGTGAACTGTATACCTGCAACTTTTCTACGATCTATACTAATCGCATTACATTTGTTTATTATTGTTTGTAATCCTGCCATGACTGTTTCCTATCACGCTGCCGCGCCATATGGCAATTCTTTTCTTGCCTGATTAGCCGCACCGAACAATGACTTCCTGTTCTCATAGAACAATGCGGCTACTGATTTAGCATCTACAGCGTTTATGTTGTTGTTATATGTATAATTGTTTACTACAGGTTGTTGCTGTGATTGTCCTGCGCTTGCGCTAGCCATACCTAACTTATCGTTTGGTATCACTGTGCCTGCATTTTTAGGTATGAATAGTTCTGGTCCACGCTCACCTACCATATATGGCTTGCCCTTCTCAGCAGGTCCACCTTCTGCTAATCCAGGGGGCAGTGGTATGCCTAGTCCACCTAAGAATCCGCTGATAGCACGGAAGATCAATGCTTTGGCGATCATCTTAGCAAGATCAGCAACTATGCTTCTTGCGAAATCGCTGAACTTAAATTTGCCTGTCTCGACAAAACTATCGATGCTATTGCTTATTGTGCCCCATGTCTTATTGACTGCATCTTGTGCCATCTTGTATGGTTTGAATCCTTCTGCTATGCTTTCTATCGCACTTACTGCGCCAGCAGCATAACTTTCTTCTAATGCTTGTTTTTCTCTAACTTCTCTTTCTTTTTCGGATATGGCAAAATCTGTTGCTGCCTTTATAGCATCGATTTGATTTCGTAGTTCTGTTTGTCTTATCTCATCTTTTTCATTAGCGATCTGTCTTTCAAGTTGGGCTACTTTTAAAGCGCCATCTTCTTTGATCTTTGCGATCTCTACAGCATTCTTGGCATCAGTCTGTGTGATCTCGCCTGCGATCACTTTGCGCATCTGTTCTGCTTGTAATGCAGCCATATCTGCTTGGCTTTGCTGTTGCATCAAACCTAATTGTTTCTGTAATTCTACAGTTTTGGCACGCTCTGTTTCGGCATTCTTCAATGCTGCTAGATTTAATTTCTTCTGTTCTTCTGCTTGCGCAGTCAATATATCTTTTTGTGCTTTATAGGCAGCGATTGCTTCTTTGTTAGCAAAACTTTTCTTTTCTTCTTCTGCGGCTATCTTAGCATCAAGATCAGCGATCTGTGTCATTAATTGCTTATCTATTTCATACTCAACTTTTTTGCGATCAGCCTCTTGCTTGCTTAGATCGGCTGTGCCATTGACTAATTTTTGATAATCTTGTGCGATCTGGACTTGCTTATTTTGTAATGCAAATTGGCGTGCTATCGTATCTGCAACTTCTTCCTCTCTTATCTTGCGTATCTTTGCAAGATTATTTGCAGTTGTGGCAGCAGTAGTCGTAGCACCACCGGCGGCAGTCGGCGCGGTTGTTGTATTTGCAGGTTCATCTTCCATTAATGATTTACCTGCAATCGCTCCACCTATCGCTAGACCACCTAATGCTAATGCTCTGAATACAGGATTTTTAGATAATATTGCTGCCTTAGACGCTAAAAAGCCTATGGCTCCTGCTACTTTAATAATATTGGCAGCAACACTAGCACTGAATGCTACTGCCATGGTGATGCCAAGTATCTTGATTATCTTTTCTGCTTGCTCCGATGATATGCGTAGATTATCTACATCGCCTATCAATGGTGCTAACAATCGCAATGCCGCTTCTTGCAACATACGGAAGTTTTGTTCCATAGCACCAACAGCCGCGGCTGCTTTGAGCATTTCTTCTTCTAACTTGGCAAAATCTTTTGTTCTTAATATTTCATCAAGTACTTTAGGATCGATATTAGCAAACTCTTTACCAAATATCTTTATACCTAATGCAGTGCGCTGTGCGCCTGCATCCATCTCGGCAAACTTTTCAATTACCTTCTGGAATATCTGAATGTTAGTTTTATCTTTTAGATCATCTAGTGATAGACCTAAATCCATAAATGCTTTAGTAGTATCAGCATTTAGATTTGCTACTTCATCTAATGATTTGTAGAAATTGATTAATATCTTACCTGCGCCATCAAACTTACCACCTGCTTCTTCAAGGCTAAGTGATAATGCTCTTACGAAACCTGCTGTAGTACCAGTGGCTTGTGCGACATCGACCATCTCATCTGCCATCCTGACAGCAGAACCTACTATCAATGCAAATGCACCGGCAGCAAACTTACCTACCCTATCTAATGCAGTACCTAATGTATCAAATGCTTGTTCAGTTTTCTTGGCTTCTTCTTTCGCATCTTTTAGGCCTTGTTGTAACTTAGCAGTATCAACTTGTGCCTTTTTAAGTTGCTGATCACCATCAATCTCTATTTTAATTTTATATGTGTCAATGGTAGCCATTACATTTGCACTCCAGTTTTCTTATAAACATAATCTCTTATGCTTTCGATAGTTGGTGCAGTCATACCATCAGGTGCTTGGCTGCTGTAACCTTCTTCTAAGCGTGTGGCATATGGATAGTTTGCTTGTATCTCATTTCCGCGCAATACAGTTTTGCGTCTTGCATTACCTGGCTTGTAGTTCTTAGGTTTATATTTCGTCTTCCAACGATTAGGATCGCCGATAGGTGTGAAATCTTTATAGGCATCATAGGCTACTTTGCTGATATTTTTATCATCAAGTATCTCTAATACCTTATTCAACCTATCTTGGATCTTGCTCATTTTTGTTTGCCTTTATTCTTGATCGCAAGCAATTGTTCTGTGCTTAACTTATAAGATTTAGGATCTGCTACGCCACCTGTTTTAGTTTTCTGAATCTGATAATTGTCATAGGTAGCAAGAACATCTAATATCATGAAGTCATATGTGGTGGCATTCGCTTCTACTTCGCTAGGAAGCATATGATATTTTTCTGCCATGCGCCCAATGGTGATCATTTTTGCTGATCTCCAGTCATTGGGGTCGATGCCTTGCTCTGTGGTTTTCCCAAGATTTCTCCAATCTTATTGATGGCAGCAGCAGCGATATCGATAGGTAGATCCTCATCATCACTAAGCACACGATTACCTTTACCATCTAAGATCAATCCTTTCATGATCTTATCTAGATTACCAAACTCATTATTGCTTCGTGCATTAAAGAAGTCAAAATATGTTGACATACGAACGATGTTGTATGTATGAAATGTTATAGGTTCACCATATCTCTCGACAAGGTCTTTGTCGTCAAGTATTAGTTCTACTAATTGGGGTTTACTTGCAAAATCTTTGATATTCATTTGTTTCTCCTTTATGAATTGTTATCTTATATTTATTAGTTACCTGCGTACTTATTATACTGCTCTTCTAATAGTTGATTGAGCAGTGCTAGACGAAATGCTTGTTTGGCTTTCATCTGTCGTATTGTTTGTTCCATGTTGTTTAGCATGGGCATGAGTTTCGCTTCATCAGCGATAAGACTGCGTAATTTTTCTTCCTCAGTCTTAAGGAAGACATTGTTATTGTTCATTTGTTCTCCTAAAACAAAAGAGAGCAGATCGCTCTGCCCTCTTTGTTAAGTCAATTAGACTTTAGGACCAGATCCCATGTCGCCTGTGACAGCAAGTGTGAGTGGTGAAACCCATACTGGACTGTCTGGTGACACAGTTGGTGCTACGCTGCTTAGATACCCTCTTCCGCAATAGAAGAAAGTGCTACCAGGAGTGTTTGCTCCAACGTTGCTGCTGTTGTTCAACTGTATTCTAAAAGCAACTTCTACACGATTCTGACTTAGACCAGAAACACCATAACCTAGTGCTGAAGAATTATTTGCGGAACTATCTCCGAAAAAATCTTCATCTTGTATTACGATGTTAGTGCTGATCTCGTTGTCACTAGGTGTAGTCACTTTGTTGATACTGGCTGAACAGAAATCTGTCCAACTGAAGATACCAGTACTGTTAGTGATTGTAATGTCTTGCAAGCAAGTAACATTTAACAAAGAACCAACGCCAGAGTCTGCTGGTAAATTACCAGTAGTAGCAAAAGTGTTTGACAAATTTGCTATATCAGTTGACAGTATAAGCGCAGGGAAAGTACCTGTCTCGTTTACTGTAATGTATGCCATTTTAATATCTCCTTAAGTTAGTGGCTAATCATTAAAATCCAATCGTTTACAATTAAATGTATAGGTATGTTTTTCACTACGATTACCTATGACTTCTGACTTACTAAATGTGACCTCATAGTATCCATCAAGCAATGTTTTGTTCGCAGCAAGATCATTGATAGTGCCTAGAACAAATATGCTTTGTGGATCATTTTGATAACTCACATACAATATCTCAAATTGATCGGTAACTGTATATACTTGACCCTGTGATGTCACACCGCCTTGATTTACTTCTCTGCTGACAGGACTGACATTCCTTACATACACACCATAAGACACAACATCATCACTACTAGGATATATGTCACTGACTTCTACTATAGGTAAAAGTGTGTCACATGTTGCCCTCATATATTGTACAAGGACATCCTTTATAATGTATGGTTGATGTGTTAATGGCATTAGAAATATCTTCTATCGTTATTAAAGTAATCTACGTCCGCTACAAAATTTTCTTCTAACTTAGTCGTAGGACCGTTAGGAGCATCTTGACTTAGATCATAGAAATTCATCAATTGGGTTGCTTTCTCATATTCTGCTTGATATCTACGCAATGCATGATCAAAATTAACTTTGTCAACATCATTGACATTGCTAGTATCTGATACTATGCTCTCGTAAAATATCTTTACAGCCATGAATGTATCAAGCCGTATCAATGTTTGATCATTTTTGATAAGCAAACTAGGATTAAAACTTGATATTAGAGCACCATTAGGTAAGTTAGTATAATATGCTGCCCCTAACACCGTATCGCAATACTTTGGCCACCATCCAAACTCAAGTTGGTACAAAATTTCTTGGCTACCGACCTTGAAATATTTGTCCCAGTCTACTTGCATCTGTGCGGCGCGGCGTTCAGCAGCAGGATCATAAAATATTATATCCTGTACTGTTGCATTGCTGATTCGTTGATAGGGGACTGACATATGTTTACATTCCTATGTATTAATTATTAACTTTGAACAATATTGATTGCTCCACCGCGTCTTGGATCAGCAACACCTGAACCCATGTAGGCTACGCCTGTGATCCACATCTGCAAACCACCTGGCTTCTCGCCCATCTTGATTTCCAATCCTTCTTTTAGGACTGTGATCAAGGCTGTCTCATGGAAGTATGCGCCTACCTTACAAGATACGTTTGCTACACCTGCTACAGTACGAGTTGCTGCGGGTAGGAAAGTAGTGAATACGACCTTACAGCCGTAGACATTATCTATCTTACCTGTTGCTAGCAATTCATTACCTAGTCCAGATATTTGCGAACCACCACCTCCTGTGGTAACCGCTACTGCGCCGCCAGTCAATTCAGCAAGCAAGCGAGTCATAGTAGAGCCTGATCCACCTGGTGCTGACACGTTGGCAGCAGCCGCTTGACCATTGTTATCTAATACAATAGTTGGTACGCCTGGTAGTCTTGCTACTTGATAATTTTGCTTGACGTTACGAATCAACTCTAACACGCTGTTTGCAGTAAAGCCTGCAGTTACAGTATTACCTGTTTGTCCTGCTTCACGTAGTTCCATAGCGCCTAACTCTGTTGGGCGGTTGAAACCATCTAGTGGTGTAGTAGCATAATTTGTATTGCTTACAGTTGCTTTGAAACTAGTAAATGCTCCACAAACACGCTGGTCTACCTTTTCACCGTAACTCTCACCGAGTTCAGCACCTAATGTAGCAGCAAGTTCAAAACTTGTTGTCCATGCGTAGAAAATATCAAACGCTGTGGCTGCGACTGTTGGGCTGGCAGTGATTGTTCCCTGACCTAGTGCAGGATTTTGTTCAACAGCACCGAAACTGACGTTAGCGTTAGGGCTAAAGCCTCCATTAGCACCACCGTTAGCATTAGGATTGTAGTCCTGATACGTGATAGGCGCGAATTGTGGTACTAGATACTGATTGCCTTGATTAGGTGCGACAACTGTAGTATAGTCCACTAGTCCTGTGCTTTCATGCATTGCGCGTAATGCAAAGTTTGCAATGGCTGCTGTAAAGCCATCGGCTTCGTCATTACCGCCGTTAAGTACATATGCCATAAAATTTCTCCTTTGGTATGGCTAAATAACTTTCTTAGAAAACGAACTAACACTCACACCTACTTTAGTGCCTTTTAGCCCTATGCCCCTACCTAGACCTTGCTTACTTGCCCATGCGTTAAACGCAGCAGGATCTTTGCTATAGTCAGGTATAGCGTCAGGCATCGCACCAGCAAATGATGCTTGTCCCATTCGTAATCCAGAACCGGTCTGCGAACTGCCGCCTTTCAATAACTTAGGGTTACCTTGAGCGATCTCATTCACAAGACCATTTAATGTAAGTGGATTACCGTCCATACCATAGCGTTCTTGTCCCTTCTGGTTTACAATCGCAAAAGAACCATCATTCTTCATTTTTATGTTGGCTTTTATCTTTTGTAATGCGTATTCCTGTAGATCAGGATCAAATTTTTCGCCCATGTTACGGATAATTTCTGAGTCCAGTTCTTTAGTTCTCAAGGCTCGCTCTTTGCTTGCCAAGTCTTTTTGTAACTTCATGAACTGATCTCGTAAGTCAGTATTGTCAGCAGATGAATCTTCACGCCCCATGCGTGAGTCTGATTCTTCTACTGCCACTGGCTGTGCGTTGCCACCGCGTTGGCTACTAGTTCGTGCGACATAGGCTAACGCTGCCTCTACTGACTCAAAACTCTGTCCGCTTGCTTGTGACAATGCGTTTAGTATAGAGTTAGTGGTGCTCTTGCGAATAGCACCTGCCTTCACATTAGTATCAGCATCATTATTAACCTGTTCTGCTTCAGGGGCTGTATCGTTGCCAGCGAGTTGTGTTTCGTTCATATTTCCTCTTAGTTATTCGTAACAACCGTAATTACCGGCCTGCGTTAAGCGCTACAATCTGTGTTGCCACAGCCTGTTGTGTGCTATAACTTTGTCCTGTATAAGCGACCGGTGTGCCTATACCGTTATCTATAGCAGCGCCTTCGCCGCTATCATATTCTAGTGTATCACCATATACATCTTCATCTTCATTAAAATCTTCTGGTGTTGGTATCTGATTACCTAGGTCACGGCTTAATACTGTATTGTTTTCATCAGTCATTAGTGTCTTGACCTGTTCATCTGTGATAGTATCTATATATGCTTGCTCATATTGCGGTATGCTAGTGCTAGGCGCAAGCATTGCTATGATTTCTTTGGTTATGAGGCTATCTACTATGCCATTGTTTTGTACAAGTGTTTTTGCTTGCTGGAACAATGCCAATCTATAATTTGTATCATGTGCCTCGTAATCTGTATTATAATGTATCTCGCCTGCCCAGCGCATATCCATGAAACGTGCCGCGTAAGTAAATATCAGTTCTTCTGTGACTTCCATTAGTCGGGCTTTGCTCTTTGCGAGTCTATGTAATTGTTTTCGTTCCTCTATAATGGCTATGCCGCTGGCTAACTGATTTTTTGTATTGCGTAAGCCACCTAGTCCAGTCAATGCCTCGATCTGTTCTAGTATCTCGCGCTGCCTTGCTGTGATCTTGTCAACATCACCTGTATCTACAGGTATTGATTCGACTTGTCCTTGCGTGGCTCTAACTATCGCGCCTGCGTGTACAGGTATGCTTACACCCTTATCGGCACGTATGATTGTTTTTGCGAATTGTATGCTGGTATATGCTTCGCATTCTAGTTTATAATATT